GTTAGAGTCGGGTGTGACGGGAAGGTTAAATATCATACTTATCAAGAAGTAAAAAAGAAAGTATGGTGCATGAAACGGTCTCGGCACATAGAGAGGGCGCAGCAATCACTTGATTTCTACCGTTGCCTTTCCTGCCACTACTACCACATAGGGAATTCAAATAAGCTTGACAAACTGAAACGTAACCATTATAAAAGGGGAAGATATGATAAAAGAGTCAGCATTTCAATCGAAAATAATTAAATATCTTAAAAATAAAGGGTGTTATGTTATTAAAACTGGTGGGCTCGGTACTCCCAACGGCTGTCCTGATATTATTGCTCTTATGGACGGTGGCGGTTGGTTTGCGCTTGAAATAAAGAAGTCAAAAGATGAGCCGTTCCAACCATTGCAAAAGCCTACTATTGCGAAGTTAGATAGAATGTACTTTTCTCGCGCTGTTTACCCAGAAAATTGGAATAAAACTAAAAAAGAAATGGAAATGTTTATATGATGGAAAGCGGCGTTGTTTACCAGATACCAACCGAAGTAAAGGTTCTTGATTTTAAGTTACCTGATACGGTGGATTTCACCCACAACCCGTCGATGGCGTGGTGTAATGACCATCTGTACATTACTTTTCGTGGTAATAAGGTCAATAAAGGCTACGACCCGACCAAACGCCATTACCAGAATTTCTTGCTCTTATCAGAACTCGACCCAAAAACCTTGGAGCTGAAATACTCGCCGAAAATCGTTAAAATGACGCCTGAAAACCCCGATTTTGGCATTGAAGATGTCCGTATTTTTAGCCGTGATGATAAGTTATGCGGCATTGGGGCGCGAATCTATACTACTTATGATAAGCTAGGACGTATCAAGATGGGTATCGGGCAAACGCTTATTGAGATTGACCCAAAGACTCACACATATAAGCATATTAAGGATTACCCCCAGCCGACAGAGATGGCTGAAAAGAACTGGTCTCCGCCAACCGTGCCCACTCGCTGGTTTGATTACACTTACTCGCTAACTCAAGTTGTCGTTGACGATAAGGTCTATGGCGAGCCGACTAACTCTAAAATCCATGGTGGTTCGCAGCTGCTACCTTATAAAGATAACCAATGGATAACTATTGCCCACGTCCTCCAAAGCATTAAACACCCATATCTTATGCACCGATTCTACGCCTCTATTGCTGTTATCAGGGATGAAAAGGGAACTATCACTCATGTTAGCCAGTTATTCCATTTTGGTGTCGGTGATTGTCGAGATTCAACCCCTAAACTTAACGAAAGTGTCGAGTTCGTGTCTGGCGCTATTTGGCTAAAGCAGGACGAGAAATTGCTCGTGTCGTTAGGGGTCAAAGACATTACATCTGGCATCGCTGAGATAAGCATGGGTGATTTACGTTTTGTGCCGTTCACTAACCAACAGTGGTATGGAACTAAAATAACCACCGATAATGAAATAAATAATGGGAGCTACGAATTATGAAACGAGCATTTGTCACCGGGTTTACTGGTATGGACGGCCAATATTTGACCGAGTTGTTACTAAATAAGGGTTATGAAGTCGTGGCTATGATACGCCGTGTTAGCACTGACCCTAGATGTCACAGATTAGATTTTTGCACAGATAAGCTCCATATTGTCGAGGGCGATATGACAGATTACAAGTCGCTGGCTAGCATCGTCAAAAAGTGGCAACCAGACGAAATTTATAATCTTGCCGCTCAGAGTCATGTCGCCGTTAGTTTCGAACAGCCAGCTTTGACGACTGACGTGGTCTATACTGGTTTTGTCAATCTGGTTCAAGCGCTTGAGAGCGAGCATAATGGCGATTGGCGCTTATACCAAGCAAGCACAAGCGAGATGTTCGGTGATAAGACTGGCACACCGATTTTATCAGAGGATACACCACTCAACCCGAACAGTCCTTATGCTATCGCTAAAACGGCCGCTCATTTTTACGCCCGATCGAAACGTTCCCAAGGTCGATTTATTTCTTGCGGTATTTTGTTTAACCACGAGGGTAAGCTCCGTGGGTCTAATTTCGTTACCCAGAAAATTGCTTTAGGAGTTAAGAATTGGCAATGTACCGCCGAGCCGATTGAACTTGGCAATATGAACTCAATCCGTGATTGGGGCCACGCCCGTGATTATGTTCGTGCCATGTGGCTAATGCTTCAACAAGACACGCCAGATGAATTTATTGTCGCTACTGGGGTAGCTCATACTGTCCGTGATTTTGTGAACGCCGCCTTCGCAGCCATTAACCAAAAAGTCGTATGGACTGGCGCTGGTGTCGATGAAATTGGCACCGTTAACGGATGTGTTGCAGTCAGGGTTAACCCCGAGTTTTACCGCCCGAATGAAGTTCCATATCTTAAAGGTGATGCTACTAAAGCTAAGGTAGAGCTTGGCTGGGAGCCGACTACGACTTTCGCCGAGCTTGTTGCCGAAATGGTCGGTTAGTGCTAGAATTGAGGCATGAGTTGAAACGATTATCTACCCCTAGATAGCGAGCCTCCATTACGTCTCCGGCGTAAGAGGATTAAAAAGACAGAATACGCTATCTATCGGGAAATAATAAAAATCTTGGCTGAACAAGCCTAATTTCACTATTCCTATTTCGTTTATGGTATAATACAAGGCACAATATGTCGTTAACCTAAGAGAACGGGGAGAATATGGGGTTCATAGCAGATGCTTTGCAAAATACAGCGAATACTTTACACAGTGTAGGTATAAACACGCCTGAGATGGGCTGGACTGAGTCGGCAGGAGGTGCAAGTGTTCCTACCACATATAAACTCCCAGACGGGGGCACTTATAGCAGCCCTACTGGCGGCTCTTTACAAACAGCCACTAATCTTGGTACCCCATACAAACCTGGTGTCCAGGAAATTGACGGAAAGCTCTATGATTTCAGCGGTGCAAATCCTGTACTGTTAGGCAGTGCTGCCGGTGGCGATACCGGTGGCGATACCGGTGGCGATACCGGTGGCGATACCGGTGGCGATACCGGTGGCGATACCGGTGGTGCTGCTGGTGCCGTTCCCGACGCTAAAACTGTTCAAGCTAACCCGTTATTGGCTGCCTTAGCGTCGCTCGACCCTGCTCGCCAAACCTCTCGTGATCGTGCCCAAGGCGACTTCGATAATACGGTTAAGCAGTACAACGACCAACTCGATATCGACCGAACTAGGTACACGGGTCAAACTACTCAGAACGAACAAAACTTAACTGGTAATCGTCAAGCCGCTATGCTTCAAGCTGCTCAAGGTGGCCAAGGGCTTCGTGCGGTTCTTGCCGCTATGGGCGCATTAAACGGTACCGGTTCAGTCCTTGCTGACCGTGCTATTGGTCAAGCTGCTAACAAAGACATTGGCGACGCTCAGAATAATTTTGAGACCAACGCTTCTACTCTACAGAACGCTTGGTCTGATACTGAGGCCCAAGACAAACAACGTCGCGCGCAAGCTGATGCAGCATTACAATCATCGTTTAACAACGCTGACACTAGCTTCTATAATAATAAGATTGATATTCTTGGCAAACTTGCCAATGTTTATGGGGCTGATACCTCAGAGGGTGCTAATTATTCCAACCAGGCTGCTGGTCTTTATGCCGATGTTGCTAAAATACCACAAGGCCAAGCTGTTTCCTACACGCCAGTTTCTAGCCTATATAGCCCACAAAATCTGGCTAAATATCTTTCTGGCACTAACAATCTTCAAGTTAAAACCCAAACTGGGAATTCGCAACCGAACTCTCCAAGTGTGGTCGCTACTGTCCAAAAGCGTAAAGATGAGTTAAGTTAGGAGGTTTCTCAATGTTTGAGAACCTCGCCAATTTCTTTCAAGGTAAGGGCTGGATTTCCAATACCCAACTTGATGATGAAAAAAAGAAAGCGCAACAACAGCCCCAAGCCGGCCCTGCTCAGATCCGTCAAGCAAACACACCACAATTTACGTTGCCTAATATTGGCGCTCCAGGGTTGCCACAAAATAATTTTATCTTGCAAAAGCCAGTAGCTTCTGAGTTTTCTAATCAACAGCTCATGGACGCTAGGAATAACCCAAATGCACCATACAGCCCAGAGCTGAAGGCTGCCGCTGACCCGCGTGCTGCCATCAAGGATAATATGGATAAGTTAAATGCAGACAATAAGGCGCGCAGCATATCGTCGGCTAAAGCCAACCTGCTTGTGAACCAGTTGTGGGCTCCCGTCCAATCATCTGTTCGTGATATTGCTAACCTACCAGCTTTTGTTGGTGGGTTGTTCGGTAACAAGAAATTTGAAGAGGACTGGTCTACTGGGGTGTCTAACACTTTAGGCAGTGTAAAAATAGGCGATAAAACCTACAATGAATATATTGATGACACAGAACGTGCTAAAGACCTTTCCATAGACCAGATATATAGGAATGGCGGGGACCTCAACGAGGCAGAGAAATGGGGTTTAGCGCTCTCGGAAGCTACTGGGTCTATGGTAAGTCCTTTAGAAACTGCACAGGCTATCACCAGCGCCAGTAAGCTTACAAAAGCGGCTAGTTCATTGAGTCGTGCTAAAAATTCCCTACTTAAAACCGCTGATGATATTGAGCGAGTCGTCCAAGAAACTCCAACCTCTCAACTCGGCAAAATTGATGATGGCATCAGTAGCCCAACCTTAGCTGAAAGCAAAATATCCAGCGCTAAAACCGCAGCCAACAATCTTCGCCAGCAAGCTGAGCAGATTGTCGTTGACGTGCCACAAGCGCCCGTCCGTCAAATAGACACGCCAAATATCACTAATCAAGATATGCCATTGACCCTCCAAAAGGCTACTCCAGAACAATTATTAGCTCGTGTTGATGCTGGTGACACTCAAGCTGTTGATGAAATCAACCGTCGGTTTGATGAGGTTCAGACTAAACTCGATACCGAAACAACCGCACCAGCTCCAGAAGCCCCAGTGTCTGAGGTTGTTCAACCCGTTCAGCCGATGGAGAGCCCAATTACACAGGAAAGCCGAAATATAGCTGAAAACGCTACTCCTATATCACAGGAGTCTGTTCGTGCCGCTGCTAACCCAGTTAGTGAAACTGACGCTCGTTTAGCTGCTAATGAGACGGCACAGGCTCAGGGTACTCCTACAGCAGATGGCTACCCAGATGGGACTCCAGACAGTCAAAAAACTTATGTGACAATAGGCAAAAACAAAACTCTACTCACTCCTGAACAAGCCGAAATATTGCGTCCAGAAATTAGCCGTATATCCGACAAACAATTCAGTGATGGCAAAACATTTAATAAAAGTATTCACCTCACTACTGGAGAGGGGAATAGTCGCCGCCAATCCGTGTCTATGGACGAACTCGCCGCTGCTAACCCTAGGTTAAAAGAAGTGCTTGATAGCAATAATATATCAACTAAGACCTCTCCTGATGTTGACCCACGCATATCTAAGCTCTACAAAGAAGCCGAGCAATACCTCAATAAAGCTGATGAGATACTGGCCCGTGAAGGCTCTGATGTCAGTAAGCTTGGCGAGAAACTATATGTTGCAGATGTTAATAAAACTACCGCTCAACTCACTCCAGCCGAGCGTGAAGCTTTTGATTACTTGAATAAGAACATCAACGATGCGGAGCGTGTCTTGACATCACAAGGCATTATAGATAAAGACTTAGGTATCCGCCGTGATTACCTCCCAACTGGTGACGAGTCAAGCATTGAAAAAGTATTTACGCCAGAAGATATAAACGCAAGCACTTTCAATTACTCTAAAGGCCGTAGCGGTGGTTTCATTAAAGCCGATGGTACGGTGAGTGATAAACTGCCAGAGGGTATCCGCGCCGCCTATACTGATTACTACGTCCGAGGCAAGGGTTCCCAGTACCTATCAGATACTCAGGTCGACTCTATTAAGTCAACTCGTATATCTCAGACTGACATGAATGATATTATGTTCGGTGCGTCTAAAGAACCTCTTACTGGTATGGACGGTAAACCAGTTAAACTTGATGGTGGCCAGATAACGAAAAATGCGGATGAACTAGTCTCTCTCCAACGCGATTACGCAGACGCGGCTAAAATCGGCGATGAGACTATTATTAAGAAAGCGCAAAAAGCTGTCAACCAGAAAACTATTGATAATTCTGTTGATAAGCTAACTCAAATGAAAAAGCAGATTGATGACCTCATCAAAGAGACTAAGGCAAGTAATCTATCACGAGAACAAAAAACGGCCCGTATTGTTGAGCTTGAAAACCGCCTAGAATATGCCCACAAACAAACTGCTTATCAGCAGTCATTCGTTAAGACCAACATGCTGTTCCAGTTACCAGGTCGTATCGCCGACCAGGTAGGAAAAATAACTCAGTCGGTTGGTGATGCCCTAACTTCTCCACTTACTCGTGGGGCTACTAAAGATTTCCGTCCTACTACTAAAGCTGGCAAACAGGCGGCTAAAACTGTGGCTCGTGACTCTGTGCTTAACCAGCGCAAAAATAACTATACATTAAATAAGGCTATAGGCGATGCTACATCAGATAATGTCCTGCAGAAAGCGGCTGGTCGTTACAATGCGGCTGGTACCTACGTTACTGAACTTGGTTCCCGTCAATCAGCTCCGACGCTAGATACTGCCCGTTATTTCGCGGCTCAGGCTGAGACTCAGGGTGCAGCCGACGTAACAGAATATATCCGTAAAGCTGTCGGGACTAAGGAATGGGATCGTGTGTTCAACCAGTTCTCAACTAACCGTAACCGTTTCTCTGGTATCGGTGACATTACCGGTCGCACAGTCCGAGGTGGCCCTGGTGTTACTAAGGGAGCTGTTAATACATGGTTTGACGGCGCAAAATCTGGCTTGAACAAGGCTATAGACAATACGTTCGCTACCACTCTCTCACGATCTGTTCGTCGTAATATGGCTGATGCTATTAGCATCCCACTTGTAGGCTTCCCCCGTGTCGTCTGGAATGTCGGTAGCAAGGGTATGGATTATGCCACGTTTGGGATGAGCAACCTCTACAAGGCCTCGAAGGTTAACGTGATTGACGATGCGACTGCCCTCCAAAAAGCGCTTCATCTTCGTGACGCGATTGACGGTGCTGCTGCCGGGACAGGCTTGGCTGGACTTGGCGTTTTGCTTGGTCAATCTGATATGATTACTGGCTCTGAACCTGAGAAGCAGGCAAACGGTGAATGGGTGCCTCCATATTCATTAAAACTTGGCAATGATTATGTTGAACTCGGTCGTTTTATCGGCCCATACGCCGTTCCTGTCATGATCGCGGCCGCTATTTCTCGAGGTGACAGTGCGGTCAATATTGCTTCAATCCCCGCTTTAGTCACTGGCCAAGTCCTAAGTAATTTCGGTGCTGATAGTATCGGCGATACGATGAGCCAAATGGGGGATGCCCTTAATGGTGATTTGAGTGGGTTGGCAAGTAGGTTCCCTAATATGCTGGCTGCTTTTGCGCCGTTCTCTGGTGAAATTAACTCTATTGCAAATGCTACCGACCCATATCAGCGCGTGACAAAGGATGATGATGCTTTCGTCCAATTTATGCAGCAACTGGCTTCTAAGGTTCCTGGGCTCCGTGAACAGATGCTCACTGAAAAGACAGACCAATTCGGCAATAAAATTCCAAACTCCCCACTCAAAGCTATCATCCCGCTCAACACTGTTGGCAGTGGTTGGGGCGAGACTGAACTTGGAGCAGAGGCAAATCGCCTTGGGCTCAAACCAAGTGGTAATTCAAATACACAGAAAAATGCTGAGGATATGGCGAATCGTATCACCAAGTCCGAGTGGTACCAAGGGCTTGACGATGAAGGTAAAAAAGATGCCCTACAGTCTACCCTTTACTCAGGTAAGTTAGAAGATATTAACGACAGTCTTTCTGACACCGCCAAGAGTGCTCTTGCCATTGGTACGCTCATGGGTGTAGACGAGCGTGATAAGTGGCTAGAAGACAAGACAAATGCTGTCGATTATCACGTTGGTAGGTACGAAAACGCCATTGCTAACGATACCTTGACGGCTAAAGATGATAACCTCGAAAACTCGTCATCGCTCCATTACAAGGCTATCTCATCACAAGTCAACGCCACATTACCTTACTGGACTGCCACTTTGGAAGAACAGTACAAAAACATCTCGAAAAAAGAATTGTTGGCTATGGCACCTGAAAACCCTATCCGTAAGGCTCTGCTAGCTTTGGATGAGGCACGTGCTGGTGCTGGCGTGTCGTTGAAAGATGGCGACCATTCAGCGTCGAAATATGGCAGTGGTTCAGGTAGTGGCTCTGGCGGTAATAGCTTCTCATTCGCAAGTACCTCCGCTGTAAATGCTGAAAAATCTGGGTTCACCAATCCGACCATCAAATCTAGCTGGAATACTCCGCTTGTTAAGCCATTAGGCATCGGTGAAGCGTCCAAAAAGGTTAAACGTAATATTAGCGTTAAGCGTGGGGTTTCATTATGATATGCCGACACTGTAAAACGACTGAAAACTTAATGCCGAAGCCTACCGCCGTCCTAAGAATGAAAAGTGGAAAGGTACATTCTTACTATTCTTGTAGGGAATGTAACCGTAAGAGGTTGAAGGCGTATCGGTCTACAGTTCGTGGTGCTGAGAGGACTTCACTCGCAATGAAGAAAAGCGTGGCTAAGTACCCAGAGAGGCACAAGGCTAGACTTGAAGTGAGAAACGCCGTCCGCAACGGTGTTCTAGTTAAGCCCTTCTTCTGTGAAAGGTGTCCTAGTATCACTGATGTCGAGGCACATCACGACGACTACTCAAAGCCATTAGGGGTGGTGTGGTTATGTCGTAATTGTCACTCAAATGTCCATATGAAAAAGCATAAGAAAGATGTTATAATGGCACTAGCATTATAGGGGTAAAACATGGCAGATTATACAACCGAAGTAACCGACCTAGCTCAACAAATATATGTGACTAGAAAGAACCGCAAAAACAACGTGACTGGCACGCGCCTAACCACGTTTCTTGAGACTACTATTATTCAGATCAACCAGTTTTTGTCAGAGCTAGATAAAGAAGCTTATTGGGGCTGGGTTAGAACAAATGATTATATCCTAGCAACTGCAACATCGGCGACTTCTTATACTCTCCCAGCTATTTATCGTACTTTAGTTAAAGATGAAAACAGACCACTATATATAGTAAAAGATGGTGCAGTAGTGTCCGTCTGGGATGTTGTCTCTCCAAACCAGATAAGGAACGCTGGAGCTGATGACAACCCTAATCGAGTGGCGCTTATCGCTCGCAGTGTAGTATTTTCTCGTGCCCTGACTGACCAAGAAATAGATGGCGAGATTAAAGTTGATGTCGTTAAATATCTGCCAAAAATATCGCTAACCGACATTGATGTCTTATCTCTGATTGATCCGTTAGAACTTATCACACTTGGAGTGGTTAAAAACCAAACCTTGCCAGATGTCGTTCAAGGTGGGCTTACCCCAAACTTCACCCAGAAATATGGTGACCTATTAAATGGCGCTAAGGCTGAAAATGATATGACATCAACCTCGTCATCTACTGTGTCCGAAAACCTATCCGGTATCAGGGGAGTTGGGTTTTAGTTTATGGCTATTACCAAACCTGAAAAAGTCCCGAAGTCAAAGATTACCTCTTTGGACATCGTTTCTTTTAACGGTGGGCTTGACCAACGTGGCGAAACTAATATTACTCCGAACTCTTTTTCTGCTAGTAGAAATGCGATGGTTAATGAACAGGGTTTGATTACCCACCGTTTCGGACTTCGCAAATGGTTGCCAGACACGGTTGAAACAGTTTATCAGGTATTCCCAGCTCTTTATGGTGGTGTTCTTTATTATGTTGTTGCTAATGGCAGCAAGATTAAATACTGTGAGAGTGGTGATACGGTCTGGACTGATGCTGGTGGCGATGCAGTCACGACAACTGGTGTAGTCAATACATTCCTTCGTGTCCTCGATAAACTGCTCATTCTTAACGGCACAGATAAACTCGGTTATCTTGACTTGAGCGATATGACAGTTTACCACTATGATGCTGTGACCGACCCTACTAATGCCCCAACCGCCGCTGCAACTGGTATTACCGCCTCTGGCTCGTTCAAGGTCTATTACTCAATATCTTTCAACTCAACCGTCGGCATGACCAAAAATAGCCCAATCCTAACACAAGCAGTATCAAAATCGCGCGATACTTGGAAAGTTGATGGCACCGAATACTTAACCGTCACTCGAAATAATACCGCTCCAACTGGTGCTGTATCTTGGAATTTATATGTTTCAACTGCTCCATCTGGTGCCGCTATTGCTGATATTGATATGTTGCCTCTTGCCACTGGTCTTGACTTATCTATCCTCACATTCGTCGATAATGGCTCTTTAGCAGTCAATCTATCGGCAGGCACCGCCCCAAGTGATAACTCAACTGAGGGTCCGAAAGCTAAATACGGTGTTGAAATTGAGGGCCGTCCATTCTTATTCGGTGTCACTGATGATGACTATTCACTCAATATAGGTGGCAACGGTGAACACGCTCTCGACTTTTCGCCGACTAATGGTGGCTATCGTTTAGTCCTTAATCAAGGTACTAACTACTACCCTATGTCAGTTGTCGGTTTCCGTAACGGTCAGGGCATACCAAGTATCACTGTCTTATTCTCAAATACCCAAGGTCTATCGAAGCAATCAATTGTTGAACAACAAACTGTTACTTACGGTGATATTAGTTTCATAGTCTGGGGCTCGACCGAACAGAACTACGGCGCGGCCGGTGTTTCAAGCCCTTACGGTGTAGTCAATTATAAGGGGGCTCTCCAGTTCCCAAGCACCGATGGTTTCGTGAAAATGGACACCCAGGCTTCTATCCAGAACGTTCTATCGACCAATAAAATATCGAACCCAATTGTTAATGAAGTTTCAACTATCAAAAATAACCGTCTAGCTTCTGTTGTTGGTACGGCCTGGGGCGACAGGGTACTCTGGTCTATTTCAGCTCGTGGTTTCAATACTAATAACGAGATAATTGTTTATGATAGCACTAACAAGGACCTACCTATTTGGTACACATTTGAAATACCGTCTCAATGGATCGGTACTATCAGCCCAAGTGATGAGCCGGCTTTCATCTACGTCTGCCAAGACAATCATATATTCAGGCTCCAAAAGTCATATGTTGCTCTTGACGAGGATAGCTCAGGCGTTACGGCTCCGTTCCCAGTCTCCGTCACTACTGGTATCATCGGCAGTAATGCGGCCCACACCGGTTACTACGCAGTCGTTCAAGTCATGTTCTACTTGACTAATTTCATCGGCTCGGTTGATGTCACCGTCCGTTATCGTGACCAAGAAGGTGAATGGCAAGTCATTACTGACACTATCACCAACGGCTCATATTCCCAAAGCTCAGGCGGTAACTGGTCGTCACCTGGTTACAGCTTCAAGGGTGATACAGACGTGCTTCGTTGGGGTGAGACTGATGTCNTTGCTGACGTTGAAAATTCCCAAAAAGACAGTATTCGTTACGCAATCCCGATTGATGACATTACTAATGAGCTCCNAGTAACTATGGCTGTCAACCTGACTAACTCGGCCTTTATTGGTCGTAGCGTGTCGTTTGAAGGCCAAAGTTTGGGAATAAGTCCGGACATAAGGTAAAACATAAGCGGAAGTGATATAATATGCCTAACATGAATAAAGAACCAATAAAAGACGAAACTAAAGATGTCAGCGATTTAATCGCTGAGTGGAAGACTGCCAAAGAGTGGATTGATGGGTATACCCAAGATTTCCTAGCCCTAGATAAGCTTGCAGACGGAGTCGCCTTGAACAACGCTAAAGATGCTCCCATCGTTGGTGATGTCACTCTAGCTGGGGCAATACGACAAATACCGCGCAATTCTATCCAACAGGTGCCTATATTCTCGATGACTGTGAACGGTACCAAGAACTCTATTAAGGCCTATATTGCTAGTTTCCTACTCCGCGACAAAGTGTTCAATGAGGACACATTTGGTAAAGGCATTCTATCAACACTCCAAACTGGGGCTGAGAGTGCTTTAACCCGTGGCTTCCAGGCTTTCACTATTTCGACCGGTTCTATTGGGAATGATTTTGGTACAAAGCTTAAGCAGGTAGGCTACGGCGACGTGGCTATCGAAAAAGGTGTATTCGACTGGAATGAGAGCACCTTCTATTTCGTCCGTAACCGTGTCACTACTGGTGCTATAAAGAAGCTTATTAAAAATGCCAAAGCCAATCCAGACACTACTTGGGACGTTTCAGCTCTCGAGGAATTGCTAAAATCTGGCCCTAACGCCGAGCAGGACCCACGAAACGATGTCAGCGAGCCTCGTGACAATTGGGGGCAGATAAGTGCCCTATCTAACCAATACGATGTTATTAGTATGTTCGGTACCGGCCCATATTACGATATAGTTACCTTCGCTACGAACATTAGCCGCCCACTTCGCACGATGAAAAGCAAGAGTAAATTCGGCTATCCACGAGTCCCATCACTTGTCCTTGACCCAACGGCTCGTAGCCCATTCGGTGTCTCACGAGCTCGTCTAGCCAGCCCTGCCGCTAACTATGCCAACATCTACCTACAATCGACTGCTCGTATGCAGTTAATTAACGCCGACCCACCAGTAATACAGCGCGGTCAATTCACGACTCCTATTCAGTTGAAGCGACGTGCCAGTTGGAAAACACTCGACCCAAATGCTGATGCTCGCTTAGTTGAACTTAGCAACACGACACTAACTCAATTCCGCCAAGTTTTGGATTTCTCCGGTCAACAAATTCTAACTATTATGGGTGTGTCGGGTGTAAGTAGCGCTGTCGCTCCTAGCACTTACCAAAACCAAGATGCTGTGCAGGAACAGAACAAAGTCAAAGACATCAGTTCTACGCAAATCACTAACATGCTAGAGAACTTTTTACAGCAAATTGGTCTTACTTCAATCGACCTCCACCTCAGTGAACAAGTAGGTGAAGAAGACTTAATTATCGACGATGAAGCGAAAGAAGCTATCAACTCGTTATCTGAAAGCAAGTTTATTCCATCACCAGAGGCTCCTATGTTCGTGCCTCCGGTCGGCGATGACAATATTGTTCACATTAACTGGGAAGAATACTATGACAGTATCAAAACTTGGAAAGTTAACGTCGATTTGTCTATGAGCAAAGAAACACTCGAAGCTAAGAAACGAGCTGACCTTCAAGATGCTGTAACAGTTGCCAGCCAAACATCTAACCCTAATGACCCTGTAGCGATACAACGTAAGAACATGCTAGAAGACAAACTGTTTGAAGCTATCGACCCAAGCATCCAAATGGACAGTTCTAACCAATCACAACCGACAGCCCCTATGGGCGGAGCCCCTGTGCAACCACAACCAGCAGGACAGCAGGCTTAACACTATGCGTGTGCCACTTAAAGTATGGGAGACGGTGGCTCTCATACTTAATAATGAGTTTATTGAGACAGGCGAGTTAATTACGGCTGAGATGCTGATAAGTTTAATTTTAGGCATCAACGAAGATTATTACGAAGAAACTGTTGACAATCCAAATTGATAGTGCTTAAATAGACTCGATATGTTTGACAACGACGAATTGGATTACCGTTCTACGGAAAGTTCCATTTTAGCATCGACAGCCCCAGACCCACAGGATGTGGCAGATAAGGGGGCTATTAAGAGGTCACTAGCATTACTTGAAAACCGGATAGGGTTCTATGACAGTGTTGACAGCCTTGGCTCAGATGAAAAGACGATTGGCTTCACGGTTAAACAGCAACTAGCAATAAATAAAAAGGTTAAGTTCCATCTGACTGAAATCAGAGCGGAGCTTATGGAAGCAATAGAAAGTTTGGGGGTTTAGTATGTTCGGAGACGATGAAAAATTTAACCTATTCGATGATAAACAAACGGAAGTTTTAGATAAAGAAAATAAAAAAGAAGAAGTAGCCGATGAGACTGACGATACTTCTTCAACCGACACTAGCGTTTCAGAGGATACTAAAGCTGATGACGAGGGTACTGACGATGACAAATCGACAGAGACATCGGCTGGGGAGGACACTTCTGAAACGGACTCCACGAAATCTGATGAGGATAAAGTCCCACCTACCGATACCTCATCAGACCAAAACAAGGCTGACGAAGCTAAACCAGATGGCGATGATAAGAAAGAACAGTTCGCTACTAAAGATGATATTCGGGCTGCCCTAGCTGAACAAACTGCTATGGCCGAAGCTCAACAGACAACTCGTAAGTCACTCCGCAGCGAACTCCGCAGCGAGTTATTCCCAGAAGGCATTGACGTTGATCTACAAATCAAAGATAGCGACAACGGTATTATTGTTGGGCCGAGCCAAATAGCAGGTAAGTTGATTAACCCCAAAACTCAAGAGCTATTCACTTACGAAGAAGCTAAGGACTATTGGGACAACGCCCAGAAGCAAATCGACAAGGCTATCGAACAGCGCGAACAACTGATTGACTCTTATGCCGAGAACAACCAGTCGTTCTTTGAAGGTTCGCAAATCGTCGAGCAGAAATATGGCACGTTCTTAAAATCTAATCCAGAGATTGCCAAACAACTACTCGACAATTATCTAAAGACCACTAAAGTTACTAAGGCTGGTTATATCACCGATATGCCCCTAAATGTGGTGGCTTACTACGAGACGGCGATGAAACCGATGCAGAGTGTGGCCAAACAGATGGAGCTAAAAGCAGAGGGCGAGGCAGCTCGCAAAACTGCCGAAGCTGAAAAGACTAAGCAAGCTGACCGCGCTGACTTACCTGTTGGTAACAACAATACGCCAGCCGCTAAAAAAGATAATTTAACAAGTGCCTTCGATAGGTACTTTGAAGGGAAATAATTATGTCACTACCAATCAAATTTGAAAATATCGTAACAGGACAATCAGTAAAATTGTCTCGCCGACCACAAGTTGAAGCTTATATCAAGAGTGGTGACGTTCACAAAAACGCCCACGTCTATGACCTAGGCTGGAGAGTTGACCCAGAAGTCCGTGCTTTATGGGAAGGCCGCTACGACGACAAGAACTTCATCCGTACCTTCGCTAAAGAGCGCAAGATGAACCCACTAGACGTCAATATCAACCACATCGTTGACGCATGGCTTGACGAGATATTCCAGGTTGACGAACTTGAAACCCGAGCAAGCCGAGACAATAAAGGTGACGCTCAAAAGGACTACTTGAAGCGTGTCGCTGATGCCAGCAAGCCTAAAACTGCTACCAAAACAACAGCTAAATAAGATACACTAGGAGGGCAGTGTAATGATACAAGTTCCCGCCCACTACGATCCTAGTGTTCGACCGTATCAGTTAGACGTATTAAACGGCTTGAAACATAGCCGTTTTAGCGTTTTGGTTATCCACCGTCGTGCCGGTAAGACGCTGACTACTTTTGCTTATGCTATTCAGCGTATGGTCGAGGAGACGATGACGGTCATCATGGTGTACCCGACTTTGAAACAAGGCTTCGACAACTTCTGGACTAACGTGGAAAACGATGGCTTCAAGACTATCGAGTATATCCCGAAAGAGCTAATTGCTCGCTCCAGCGGTACTGAGGACAGTATGTATATCGAGCTAAAAAATGGCTCTGTGTTCCGTGTCCTTGGTGCGACCAAGCCTGATGCCCTGCGTGGTGCCAACGCTAAGATTTATATATTCGATGAGTTCGTCGATATCCCAGCCAAGGCATTACGGGTAGTCCGACCAATTACACTTGCTAACGGTGGCCAGATTATTATTCAATCGACGCCGAAGATTACCGGTATCTCTGGTATGACGTTCAAAAAGCTCTATGATGGAGCGACCAAAGACAAAACCCAATATGCTATTTACTTGCGGGCTGATAAAAGTAAGATATTCACCAAAGCCCAGCTTGAGCAGTTCCGCAAAGACGACATCGCTGAAACTGGCAATGACTTCAACTACCGCCAAGAGATGTTGCTCGATTGGGGGCAGACCGACCAAACCTCGTACTACGGTGTATCACTTATGGCGATGGAGAAAGATGGGCGGATCGGCAATAACGCATATGACCCGATCCAACCTGTTTATACGGCGGTTGACCTTGGGGGCGGTGCAGATAGTACAGCTATTACTTGGTTCCAGTTCATTGATAAAAAACTCAATATCATCGACTATTATGAGACAAACAACATCGGTGATGAGCCGATGGTTAAGCTTATCCAGAGTAAACCATATATTTATGGCTGGCATTTCCTACCCCACGACGGTACGAGGAATGATAGCGACCATATCCAGCGACTCCAGAAATGGCGAGATAATGGGTTGCCAAATAGCTCGACACTACCAAAAACTGGTGTAGACCAGGGTATCAATGAGG